AGGTTAAGATCTTTCTTGTAAAAGTCAGAATATCCATCTCTACCGGTTACAGACTCATGATGCAAACGTACCCATTCCATAATAGCTTGTTGACCAGAAGGAGAGATAGGATTGTAAAGAGAAAGAGTCATGTCCTTCCACTCTGCTTTTCCTTTAAGCTTACGATACACATTGATGTGATCAAGTTTAATTTCTCCTAAGGTTACTCCTGGTGCATCCGCTTTCTTAATCATGTAAGAAGGAATACCGTCTATGTACATTACAAACCTATTCGATACCGTTGGCTCGAAGGCTGTAAACATTATCTCTGAAGGATCCAATACTGGCATCTCTATTACGTTTTTGTTCTTTTATAAATATGCAGAACTTATTTTTTCTTAGCAGCTGCAGCTTTCTTTTTAGCTTCGGCTTCTTTTTTCTTTTTTTCGTCTTCTACTTTCTTTTTAGCTTCAGCTTCAGTCATTTTCTTTTTGTCTTCGGCTTTCTTTTTAGAAGCGTCTTTCATTGCTTCCATCAAAGTTTCAAAATCAAAAGCTTCTTCAATTTCTTCGACTACTGATTCTTCTGCAGGAACTTTAGCTGACTTTTTATTTTTTAAAAAGCTATATAATGTTTTAGCTGCCATTAGAACTGCGCCCCCTAATGCTCCGCCAGCTATTAGTTGTCCAAGAATATCAACTATTTGCATTTGATCTGGACTCATACCTACGTATTCTTTCATTTCTTCGCCTTCTTCCATAGTATCTTCGTAGCTTTCATCCATTTGTGGTTTTAGAGGACTAAATTCTCTAACTTTAGATCTAAAATTATCTACGAGTCTTGATTGATCTTTTTGAGTTAAGCTACCGTCTTTCTTATCAGCGATTTGTTTTCCTAATTTTTTTGCGAATGCGAGAGCCTTATCCATAGCTGCTGCTATTTCTTCCAAAGAAGCAGTTTGTGATTCTGCCTCTTCCATTCCATGTTTCTTATCAAGTTCTGCTTGAATCGCTTCGTAAAGGTGTTTTGGTACCTTAATCCTAACTTTTGTATTTTCTGTGAGATTCATTTTATGTTTTTTTTATTTTATTATTTTATCCTCCGAAAGAAGTTCCTGTTGGTAATACGTTAAAGTCAAGTTGGATAAATTCAGCTACTCTTGTAGGCTGTAGATATATTGTTCCAACCAATTGATTCCTATCGATTACATCAGGAGTATTATTGGTTTCGTCCATTACAACTTGGAAAGAGTAAAGACCTTGACGCTGCTGTACGGTTTCAAGATAAGGATTAACTTGGTTTAAGAAGCTGTTCCTTGTTACTTGAGTGTTTGGTTCGAATACGATAGTTTCTCCAATTTCTCTGATATAACGCTTAAGCGCGATTAGCAACCTTCTTACATTTACCCTATCAAGAGCAGAAGCTTTAGACTGTAGAGTCTTTTGACCGTAGATCACCGTTCCAACTCCAGGGAAAGTAGCGATTGGATTAACTTTACCTTGATAAAGTTGATTTCTATCATCTACGCTTAGCCTTCTTTCTGGCCTAAGAACTGTTGACATTCCGCCTCTGTTAAGACCTGCTGGTGCAAACCATTCAGCGCTTACTTTATCATTGTATTCGTAAACTGCTGGTACTAAAGTAGAAGCAGGAACAAAATTCAATTTACCAGTTTCACGGCTAGAGATTTGTACCCATGGCCAATATGTGGCTCCATAAGAGTTATCGTAAGTTTGTGATTTACCTACTACTGTAGATATATTTTGACCATAAGAACTCATGTCTACTACTGCGATAGCATCTCCCCTATTTTGAGCTAAAGCTACTACATCTGTTATTAAAGAATGAGCATTTTGATCGTTCATTCCTGGAACACATAGTACGTTGAAATCGTAAGCGTCTGCATTTTTAAGTAGACTTAGTCCAATAGCGTAGTTTTCTATAAATACTCCTTGAACGTTTGCTGCGTCAGTTGTTACTGTAGCGTTATTGATCTTAATACCTTCAAATAAGTTAAGTTTAGACTTATTAAAACATCCCCAAAGAGCTCCAGTAGCAGTTCCAAAAGTTCCTTGTTGAGATCCTGATCCTTGTACCGGAATAGAAGCTGTATATTGTGGATAAGCTTGACCGTATTGGTTAAGATAATTAGGAGTCGGTAGATCTACTTGTTTTACTCTTACGTATCTTGATTTATTAGGATAAGACCCAGTAATTTGTAAATAATAATTTCCGTTTTCTAAAACTGGAGTTTCTTTTGTATCACCTATTACATAAGTAATAAAGTTATTTTGATTTGGATCAAGAGATATATTATTCCAAGATTCTAGTACTGTCTTGCTGTTTTGATAATCGTCTCCACGTCTGATGATCAAGCTAAATAAACCTGATCCGGTGTCTACGTTAGCTACTTCAAATCTAATATTTGCAGAAGATCCAGAAGGTAACGCTCCATCTACAGCTTGATTAACTTGACCGTTGTTATTCATTACTATACCTTCTGTAATTGTTTCCAATACAAAAGAAGAAGTAAATTTTGTGTCTGTAACTCTTCCTATAGAAGCTGTAGCTGAGGTATAAGATCCTGAAGCTACTCTAGTTACCAAAAGAGAATTACCACCTTGCTCAAAATAATTAAGAGCTGCGATTGAAGTTAAGTATTCATAAGGAGCTCCTCCAGAAACGAAAGCCGCTCCAAAAATTGATTTGTAGTCAGAATAAGAAGTAACTCGAGTTGGATAATTAACCGGACCAGTTACAGTAGGACCTAAAATGGCCGCTCCTGCAGCTATAGGTCCTTGCGTTATTTGCGATAAGTCGTTCTCCGATACGAAGACACCTGGAGATATGAGAGTTTCAGCCATTTATAATGTTTTTATCTAGCAATAAATATCGAAACTTTTATCAAAATTAATATTATTCAACTACAGTATATTCTCCAGTTTCAATATTGATACTGATGTTTCCGTAATTATCTTTTAGTTCAACAAAAAGCTTGTCTTCTTGGCTTCTAATGTCTTTTATTTTCTGCCTTTGATTTTCCATCTGAAGCTCGATAATCTCTTTTTGATACTGTAGTTCTCCTAGAGCTGACGCTACGTCTAGAGCATCTTTTTTAATTGCTGCTATTCTTTTTAGTTCTGTTTCTGTAACTTTGTTCATTATCTTATTTTTTTGCTTTTTTAGATTTTACTTCTTTAGCTTTTTCCTTTGTCTCAGGTTTAGCTGTGGTTTTTTTCTCAGTCTTTGACTTTAGCTCAATAACTTTTTTTGGAGCTTCTTCTTTTACGTCTTCTACTATTGTCTCAAGTTTTGCATTTTCAACCATTGACTCAAGTTTGTCTAGATTAAGATCTTTTGTAAATTCTACTAAATCTGTAATTTTTACTTTTGATTTTTCTAGTTTGTAAACTACAGCTGCTATTATAATGACAGCTACGATTAAAATTAATAATGTCATAAATTGTTTTTTTATTTATAAATATCTGTAAATAACGATAAAATAGATCTAATCTTTAGACAATCCAAATTTAATCCACTTATACCACACTCTTTCATGTAAAAAATATACTAGCGGTTTTACACATAACTCTATTATTCCTACAGAAGAAGCTATCACAATATTTCCAGTAAGTATATAGCTAATTATCATAGTTTGAGAAGTTCCTATACATCGATAGGATATGGCTTTAGCCAAGTGTCTCTTTATTGTTACCTTCATTGTCTATAATTCCTTTTCTTATTTTAGTTCCGCTAATATTTGAGATATCGTTTGGTGGTTCGTGATAGATTACATCATATCCAACTCCACGACCATAATTAACTGAATCTATATCAGGAATTATGGAAATAAGTATTTTTTCTTTGTTTTCTATAAAGAAACTTTCTTTATTAAGATTTTGTAATATAGTCTGAGCGTTATTAGGATTATTTTCGTCTATTTCAACGTCTCTAATAGCAACCCAAACTGATTTTCCTTTTTCTAATTGTTGATTGATTAGCCATTCATGACCTTTATGCCAATTTTGCCATCTTCCAATAAATAGTGAATATTTTTTCATATACTTTTTATTTTATTTACGCATTCTTCTATAGATAATTTACTTGTATTCAAATGTAATACATTTTCTTTAATTGGATTATCAAAATCTTTTACGTGAAAAGATTCTCTACCTCTTTGCTTATCATAAGTAAGATATATCCAGTTAACTTCATTACAAAGACTATTTAAGTAGTCTCTGGCTTCTTTATATGGATATACCAAAGAGAGAATAACACTGTACCCTATTGAATCTAGATATATCGCTATATCGCTTGCTCTATTTAAATTTTTTATTCTACCTTCTTTACTATAATCTTTATTTAGAAATAAATCTCTTAGACTATCTCCGTCTATATTATGACCTTTTAGTTGTTTTGCGATAGTACTTTTCCCTGAATGAGGTTGACCAAATAATACGGTTATCATATCTTATTTTTTGTATTGAAATATATCATAGTACCACTTATAGGTCTCGTAGATCCAATTACATGTGTATTCTCCAAGAATTTCATAATAATCCTCTGGAAGCATTCCCAAACTTTTTCTAATAGTGTGATCACCATATATACCATGTACAGTATCGTCTTCTATAGTAATTTGCTGAATGCTATCGTAAGTGTGTTGAAAGTAAGGAAGATCAAAAAATTGATATATGCTTTTTATTTGAGGATCTGGATTGGCACAAAAATCTTCATACTTTATAAAAAGAAACTTTTGAGCTGTCTTGTCTAAAATTGATTGATGTAGCTTTGTAACAGCGTATCCTATAGGATGACCTTGAGACCATGTCTCGATTCTTTGATGAGTAGTTATATTCTTTAGCTTACCGTTATCCAAAAGTCCATCGTCTGTGTCAGGATTGCTTCTAAACTTTTTTTCCATAGAAGTAAATACTGACCTCAAATCTCTCACCATAAATACGATCTTAGGATCTGGATTAATTTCATTTAAAAGTCTATAATAAGATCCCCAGGCTCTATTCTTGTCAAGTATGTATGGCTTTTCAGTTAAGACTTCAGCATAGCCCTTAAACCCCTCACGACAATAGGCATAGAATCCTTGGCGCCACATCTGCTCGTCTCCTGCTTTAGCCTCTTTGTTTCCGTTATATCCAATCCTGGTACCGAGCATAAGATCAATCATGCCTGAAGTCGGAGTGACGTGAAACTCAGGATTCTGCCCCATAACGTTCTGTAAAAGCGTAGATCCAGCTCTAGGTAGTGAGCTTTGGTAGAATATTTTTTGTTTCATAATCTATTAATTATTGTGTTTATATCAAATATATCTTTTACTTCTATGTAAGGACATTCATGTATATTATTCTCAAATTGAAAATCAAATAAATAAGATCCGATTAATTGATTAGCTTTTTTAGGCAAATTAGCTATAATGTTATTATGTAATTTATATCCAAATACTGTTGGAGAAGTTCCAATCCAAAAAACAGTAGCTGGCAGTTTAAATGATGCTACTGCGTGTTGTAAACATGAATCAATTAATATACGTTTTTGAGCATCTACTAAAATTGCAAATAACTCAATATTAGATAGTTGTTGATCTACTCTTTCAACTCCCTCTAATTGATAACCTTCTGGTCTGGTTATTTGAAATATATGATATTGATCTTTAAATTTATTTACAATAGCTTGAGCTAGATCTTGAGGCATATCACGAGTCCATGAATAACTATATTTTTGTCCTTGAGTAGGTCCTCCTCCAGTTTGAATTACTATAGTTGGTTTTTGTCTTTTCCAAAGACCAGTTAATTGTCTTTGTACAAAATTTGCAAATACTTGAGGCTGTTGTTCTGTGTATTTTATGCCTAATAAATCACACCAGTTTTCTATTAAATGTTTTGTTTTAGTTATGTGACTTGTTTGATTATACGGTTCGTGTCTAGAAATAATTACATCTTTATTTTCAATATAATCTTGGTAGAAATAAGGCGCTTGACCTATTTGATATACTCTGTCAATATATGGATTATTTAAGAAAACTTCTGGATAGGATACCACCATAATTAGTTTTCGATCAGCATATGTTTCTTTAAGATCTTTACATAAAGCAGTAGCAGCGATGTTTTTACCTAATCCTCCTTGGATATGCCAAATAAAATATTTGTCCACGGCTTTAGATTTAAACTCTAAAACGCTTTCTTTATTCTCTTCTTTTTTAGAAATGTACGTATAACCTTGTTGCATATTAAAATATTAGCTCAGTTAAATTTTTTTCATCTCCAAACCCTAATTTAGGTACTATATTAAAAGCTAAACTTTGTCTGTATTTATCTGTTTTATTTACAGGAACAGAGTGATGTAAGTATGAAGGAAAAAGTAATAAAAGACCTGGTTCAAATAAAATTGAAAATTCTACTTGAGCGTACTTAAGATCTTTTTTATTGCTTACTGTTTTAGGTTGAATATAAGAAACATTTACGGCTGCTGTCATTTTATGAAACTTTATAGCCGGCGTTTTCTCTGCTATTGGACCATAATAGAACACACCGGATATTAATCCATTTGGATGTGTATGCATAGTATGATGTTGACCTGGTGCTTTAACAGAAACCCAAGACTGTCCAAACCTGTATTCGTTATAATCGTATCCTAATTGATCTGCATATACTTTTGTACTATCTAATATAAATTCAGCTAAATCACTACACTCTGGTTTGTCTAGAACATAACTATCTTTAGATCTATATCCGTAGTTGTCATGATCAGAATCTTCACCCATATCTTGTTGATCTAAAAAACTGATTACCTTTGAGTATTTTACTGGCAGTGTTGTAGTATAAACTGGTGTCGGAAATAATTCTAACATTTGATAATTACTTTGCATAACGTCCAAATATAATTTCAGAAATAGTTTCTTTATCTCCTAATGTTCCTTTTGTAAGCGCGTTTACGCCTAGTGCTTTTCTAACTTTATTTGTTTTATTAGGCGGCACACCATGAGTAACATATGATGGAAATATAATAAAATTGTTTTGTTGAGGAGTAAAATAAATTTCTTCTTGCGAGAATTTATAACTTTGATAATCATCTAACATAGAAGGCTCTAAATAAGTTCTATGTTGAGAACCTACTTGTTTACTAAAGCAGATAGCCGCATCTCCTGGTTGGTAGTCGTGGTAAAATACTCCTGCTAATAGCGTATTAGGATGAGTATGCGCTTTATGGAATTGTCCTGGTTGTTTATAGGTTAACCAAGATTGAGCAAACTGTAGTTCTTTATATCTATATCTCATTATGTTAGTTGCAAAGTCATTAAAACATTGCATAAAGAAATCAGCTAATGGCTTAC